TCCATTTAGGACCTGGATCTTTATCACATCCAAACCTTGCTCTAAATGACTTTAATCTAGCGGGGTCGTCTCTCTTGATTTCCATGTTCGGATCACCAAACCCAAGACGTATAACGTTACCCTTTTCATTTTTCACATATACATGAAATTTGCTGTCAGAACCCTTTTCAGCTCTGAAGGGATCATTCAGTTTTACCTTTCTTCCCTTATATTCTGCAGCCTCAATAATATCTACATATTGATCTACACATTCGTTACAGCAGTGTTCTTTAAATGATTTCATAATTATTTCTTATTTGCTCGTACTTTATCAGCTAAGTCTTTATCTGCTTTGCCCCATGTACCAGGCTTTTTAGCAATGAAACTATTAACCCTTGCATAACCCCACTGTGTAGGATTAGTTCCTGCTCTATGACCAGACTGCCAAGCTGCTTCACCACGTTCAAATACTGTTTTAAGTATAGAATACGATATACCTGATTTTTCTGCTTTCGCCTTCAATGTCGTTTTGACTGCATCGCCAACGTCTTCAGCTATATTATTTATAGTAGATTCAAACGCGAGGTGCTTAGGTAGGTCACCTTTTTTAACCATATCATGAAATATTTTAGATAAACTTCTGTAATCTGTACCAGTTACCTTAGCTGCTTTCTTCATACTTTTTTCAGCATTATCAACATCACCTGATGTCTTCTTACGCATATCTAAGTAGAATCGAACTGCATTCTTGTATTTACGTGGATGCGTTAATCTATCAATAGCTCTAACCATTTTGTCATCTATTAACCAATCAGATAGCTTTTCGGTTATAGGTTCTTCAAACTCATTTTGGTCTTTCTCGATATTATCCATAACAGCTCTAAAGCCTTTAAACTTCCTACCTTGACCAGGAGTATGTTTAGCGTATGTGTCTACAATCTCCTTAGTGCCTACATCAAGAGCTTCAACCTGTAACTTAGGATCAGAAGTACCAAAGTTCTTCTTACGCATTACTGTCTTAGCAACCATTTCTAATTCTTTACCATTCCAAACAAGAACGAATGGCATATTAATATTAGTCTTGATATCATTAAGAACAGCTTCAGCATCTGGACCCATTTTAACTATAGCCTTACCATGTTTCCTATGAGCTTGTTTAAATAAGCGAATTAATTCAGATTGTGTAATTTGTTTCCTATTGCGTGTGTCATTGACTCGATCTAAAAAATGGCGAGTGAATTCAACATCAATACCAAGCTTAGCAAATAGTTTATCTGCAAACTTTTCAACGTTATCTAAGTCAGCCTTAGATAGTTCTTTATCTTCGTTAATTTCGACTGATTCTTTAATCTTTGTAGAATCCTTTATTAATTTCCATGGAGCAGTATCTTTCTTTGCATCGAACATCAGTAAGGCTGGTGCATCTCTATTGAAGTTTCTTGGATCGTAATCACTATAAACAAAACCACTATATCCATTGTCGATTAGCAATTGTGTTTCCTTCATTGACAATACTTCTTTAGGAGTAGGATTCTCAACTAAATCAACAATGTAATCAGACATATTCAGTTTAGCGTCTTTGAATAGTGTCTTTACTTTAGCATCATCTTCTTGTGCAAGTTCGCCTTTAGGTTTAGCTTCATATATGAATCCACTATTATGATTGTCCATTGCATTAACATACCAACCATCTACTGCATGTTTAATATCTACGGCAAACCACATTGGGTTACTGAAAGGACGGGTCTTTTGAAACGATGTATGGTATATCTTAGTAACACGTACCTTTGCTTCTACTAGTTCAACTTGATCCAACCAAGTGCGTTTTCTTTCACCATTAGCAAATTCTAGCATTAGGTAATTAGCACCAGTCATAACAATAGTTGCAGTTTCTTGTGATTCCTTTACGGTAACTTTATCACCTTCAGCGAATAATCTGCCAGCAACGTATGATTCACGTATATCAGATACGTGCTTTAGTTGTATATGTGCTCGTTCTTCTTTAAGACCCATACCATTGCGTACTGCGGCGAATAGATCCTTTACATCTTTAAACCCAGATGGCATGCCTTTAGCGAATGTTGCTACGTCATTGTCAACAGCGGCTTGTCTCATTTTAGAAGCTGACATTCCAGATACGCCTTCTGCATCGGGATCTCTTTGGCCAGCAGAAACAACATTAATTCCATCTTCAAACTGATAGAATCCATGTCGACCTTTCTCACCATTATATCTATTGAGTAGTCTATTGAACTCTTTTAGACGATCATCACCAACAACCATTGTTACTTTATTGAAGCCTTGGTCGTATAACTTAGAACATACTTCTAATGCGTTGCGCGCATCTTTATCCGCCATAATATTACGAGCATACTTAGGAAACATCTTCCGCAAGAATTTAACCTTATCCTTATGAGATAACGGGTTCTTTTTTGCGTCCTGAGAAAAGGATGCATAGATTCTAAATGTACCTTTAGAATTCTTCTTTAATGCATCGAATAGTTTCTCATGACCGTTTGTTGGTGGGTTAAATCTACCAAATACGAATGATACTTCTTTTACTTCTTCGGATATAAAATCACTAAATGAACGAAACGTCATTGTTGTTTCCTATTTGTCTTTATTCTTAGAAAGTTTTGCTCTATCTGCTTTACGTACGCCAGGTAATAGCTTCTTACCTAACTTTTTAATTGCAGCTTTCTTACGATCTAGCTTCTTCTCTAAGCCTTGTCGAGCAGCAAATGATAACTCAGTCTTATCTTTGTCTCTAAGCAGTTTCTTAATAAAGACTGCGCGAGCTTTCTTTTCAGAGCGTCCTTTAAGTTTCTCAGGGGACGCAAGTCGCTTTGCTGCTTTCTTTCTACCAAGTGCAATTTTAGATTTAGCTTTTTTAAATGCTACTTTTCTTTTAAGTCTTTGTTGCATTGTTAACGCTTCATCAATATTGCCATCAGCGTCTTGTAGTATTTCTTTAAACGATTTAAAGTCCATAGTTTTTTACCTTGTTGGGGAATCCCACCCTTTTATAATATCTTTTGAGAAGTTGTTAGATGAAAACTCAAGTCTATCAACGAGTTTAACAGCTCCACCACCTATTCGATCAATAGCAACAAACCCTTCTGGATTAGTTACTTTAAATCCATCCTTTGTTTTTACAAAGGTGTCTATATTTGATAACGTATTAAGTTTATTTATAAGGGCCAGCTTGGCGTCTACGATAGCATTCTGTAGATCAAATACCATTGTTAGGTTCTTTAGATTGTCCTTATTAAAGAATTTAGCAATAAGTTCGTCACGGGCATTGGCCTTTCTAGATTTACCCTTTTCGGTCTTTAGTTTATCAATGGCTTTAGAGTAACGTGTATTAACGAAGTCAATAAGACCATTAGCATGAGACTTAGTGTTAGTTATGCGTTGACCTGCTCTCACTTTAGTGTTATTATATGTATTGATTATAAGGTTAAGTTCTTTCTCTGATTCGATTTCTTTTAGCGTTGATGCTGAAATCTTATTAAATATCTTACCAGCATTAGATAGCGATTTGGTCACTTCTGCAGTTTCAGATGCAGTCATAATAGCAGTACCAGACATATCATCTAGAGTTGCATCAATCATCCAAACTTTATTAGATGACTTAAGCGTCCTAACTATTGACTTACCAAACTGAGCTGACATATTCTCAAATGATCCACCTGTATAAACAGTATGCCATACGATACCAATGTTAGACCTAGCAATTGTTTTGCCTAGATCTGAATCAACAGGAACTGCATATAATATAGTGTTTGGATGAAACGTAATGTATGATTCTCCATTGATCTTTTGCTTCTTAAGATCGCCTCTATCGTACATGAAGTCGCCTTGTATGACTTGTTTAATACCTAAATCTTTTAGGTTATCATATGCCATCTTTAGTTTCTTGTTCAGGTCACCTTGAGTATCAGCATCAATGTCGTCATGGCTTTTATATACCTTAGGATCAGCGTTAAAAACTCCTTTCTTAGCGACAAAGAATTTACCATCGCGTGGATCTTCACCAGCAAATACAGCGGGAGCGCCGTCCCATTTCACTGTAACGTCAGTAGAAGACTTAGAATTTCCTGCTAACATATCTCTTAATGATCTAAGCGCGTTAATTGCTTCACGTGCACCTTTCACTCCACCATCGAGGACAAGATCTTCAATATGTTTCATGTGCGTGTTCTTACCAGAAGCTTCTGATAGATAACCCTTTAATGATTTCATTCGAATGGATTCTTCTTTTTAGTGCCTGGCATTACTGAATATTTAGATGCTGGCATTTTTGCTATTTTGATTTCTGCTTGTACTTCATATGAATTAGATCTAGTTGATACTCTAATTCTAAAGTTACCAGTGCCGCTTAATAAGGGAACGTCTCTAGGCACGTTTAATGGATTACTATTACCAATCATATAGAAGTCATCTTTTGCAGACATATATGTTGCTGGTTCTGCCTTACCAATAAGATAATGATCAGTTACTATCTTACCTAGATCAATGTTTGGTAAGTCCATAATGTATCTATTAACACCAGGCTGATTAAAGTATTCTTTCATAACATCTAATGGAATAGCATTAGGATCTTTAAGTCCACCCTTAGTAGTAGGAACTTTAGGGTTATCAATGCCAGCAAAGTTACCGATAGCATCGATAAACTCTTTTGCTTGTTTTGACTTATTGATTTGCTCTACAGCATACTTCGCTGCTGGAGTCTTATATGTTGTTGCCCATTGTTTGCCGTCGAAGAATATTCGAGGATTAGATAGATTATCGGTATGATTCATTTTGACTTCTAACCAGGTCTTCTTACCAGCGTCATTGGTTAGTTTTACATCTGCATACGCTGCCGATACTCTGGGGCGTTCAGCCTTAATACCATCCATTGAGTCTATGTAGTCAGCAACGTCTTTTTCGTATCGGTCAGATTTGGCAGATTCTGTTATTAAGAATCCCTTAAAGTCTTTCATTTTTCGATTATCCCATAAATTTAAGTAACGTATATATTTATACTAGTCCGTATCTTGACTAGACCTACGATACAGGTTTATTGTCATCGGGATGAAGCTCGTCAATCATTTCTGCTTGTCTTTTGGCTGATGAGTAGAGAAAGTACTGAGTCATTGACAAAGTAGGTGTTTTACCATGCATATCTCTATAGGATTCAACATACTGGTGAAATGCTGGCGAGTATTCATTTGCTTTATTTGTCATTTTTAACTCCTGGTGTAATATTGCCGTCTTTAGATGTTTGTATAATACCATTGTTTTCCAATATATTAAGTGCCTGCATGGCACCCTTTTTAAGACCAATGTTATATGATGTAAGAGCACAACCTACGAGAAGTGCACACATTATAGTTGTAATTTCCATATTATTCTCCTACGTACTTATAGTTTGCGAATCCATGGCACTTAGCAACGTACTCGAAGATCTCATCAGCTGCTTCTGGACCTAGAACAGTGTATGGTATATCAAGTATCGTTTGCTTCATGTGGTTGTATTCATGGTCATTAAGAAACGTTAACTCGCATAGCTCAACAATAGCATGCTCGAGTGCTTTCTTCCATGGTTTGATTTCGTCTACAGTTAAGGCATACATATTAATATCCCTTAGACATATGTTCATATGCATCAGGGCAAGATTCAATCATCTTACCACATTCACATACTTCAATATCAAATTGATCTACTGTTTGAGTTGTGTCATTTTCTTCATTCATAACATAGTACCTTTATTTACTATAAGGTAATTATAACACACTGGAATGGATTTGTAAACTGTAAATAGTTACTATTTGCAGAATATGATGCATCGACTATAATCAATGAAGATTTCAGTCTTGTGGTATTCTGGACGATCGTTGAATGGAGTTCCATCTCTATAGTTTGACTGATGACCGATTCCAACTGATAGACCGTTATCCCATTTGCCATATATGTCTATTCGAGCTGAAGGATTACGACCACCAGAAAACACTAATTCGTTATTAGTGTTATATACGTCTTCTGTTTCTGAGAACTTGTAGCCAAGACCGAGCTTGGCATAGATTCCTTCAAACTCTGCTGCTTCTACATTATGCACACCAACAACCATACCTAATATAAACGCTGCTAACATTGCTGCGATTCTTTCAGCTAAATCATTCATACCTTTATTCCTCTATACGTTAAAACCAGAAAAGTCTTTTGTATCTCTATCACCAAAGCTATTTAATGGAGCGTCAGGTATAGCTGAAGGTGCGTTATCATTCATTATATTACTTTGAGCAGATTCTTCAACATCATATAATTTCATACGTGATCTATCAATACCAATAACGAATCGTTTATATACACCAGTATCATTATAACGATTCTTAAGCTGTTTGACCATAACTTGGTTAAGGTCTTCAAGCTCTTCTGTTGATATTAAAGCAAACATCAAATCAGCAGTCGCAGGTAGACCAAAGGATTCAGAAGTATCTTCTAAACCAACATCAGTATTACCATAACCAGAACGAGTTGTTTGTGTTGCAGACATGACTGGTACATTAAACTCTACAGCCAAACCACGTAGTTCTTCAGCAATAGATTTGACTAAAGTATAACTGTTTGCTGCCGCTGAACCAGTAACTCTGGCCGAAGCACATATGTTTAGATAATCAATAAAGATTATATCAGCATTAAAGTTCTTCTTAAGTCTAAGTTCATTAAGCAATGCTCTAAAATGTCCAGAATGAGCTGAACCAGTAGGGTATTCCTTAACGATTAGTTTACCAGTCGATCCTTTAGCGATTCTTTCAATTTTCTGATCAAATGCGCTTTTAGATATAGTTTCAAGTTGTTGTATTGGTAAGTCCATTAAGTTAGCATCGATACGTTCGGCAATACGTTCTTCAGCCATCTCCATAGTTATATACAGTACGTTCTTACCTTGTTGTAATGCGGCAGCTGCACAATGACACATGAATAATGATTTACCAACACCAGTACCGGCAAGACATATGTTAAGTGTCTTATTTGGTAATCCACCCTTAGTGATCTTATTGAATAGATCTAAGTCGAACGGCATCCGATCTTCTTTCAAGTTATAAAAGTCAAAGCGATCGTCAGAGTTATCAATGTAATCATGACCAATCTGTTGATCAAATGTTACCCCAAGAGCCGTTGAAAGAATCTCTGGGATAGCGCCTTCAGCGACATCTTTCTTCTTACCATCAATGATCTGAATGGAATCCATAATCGCAGCATATATTGCACGATCACGGCACCATTTTTCAGATTCACCAATAAGGTAATCAGTATCAATATCTGATTTTACCTCAATCTGTTGAATTAAATCATTCGACAGAGTAAGAAGATCATCAGGACCGTTGATCTTTCTCAATTCCATATTAAGAATTTGAGACGTTGGTAGCTTATTATGAGCTTCAACAAAGTCAACTATAAGATTGAATACAACCTTATGTGGTCCTTCAAAATAATCTTTCTTTAGAAATGGTACTACTCTTCGACAATAGCTTTCATTATTCAGTAAGTGATTAAGAATATGAGTAGGTATTTCATTTTTAAGATCCAACTTGTCGCTCCACCTGATCACATACAATATGTGTTAGAATTTCACCAAGATAATTGTTAAATGCTTCATCCTTTTCTAACTCAGTAGGTTGAAACTTAGCAGAATCTTGAATATTATAAGTAAACGACAAAGTAGCGAGTTCAATTTCTGGACTCTCTTTAATACTAACTTTGCCATATACAACTATAACGTTAGGCCACATTCCACTCGTAAGTTTAACGCCATAAAAGTCTTCACTTTCATTTTCAACGAATGAGTAGTCTGAGGCAGTAATGTTACTATTCATTATCTTCCTCCGCAAGTGCTTTATCAGCAGCTAGTGAGTAACCAATAGTAAATTTACGCTTGAGAAACTCTTTAAAGTCAGGTAAAGCAAGGATTGGCTTCCAGAATTCTTCTTCTAGTGTTGCCTTCTCTCGTACCTTAGATTCTTCGACTTCACCTGTTGCTGGATTTACACGAGAATACCAACCATTAGATGGTTTAACAACATATCCACCTTCCATAGCTACTTCTAGTAATCCAGAATATTGAGCAATACCGCCGTCCCAAGTTACTGAGATTGGTATACATGACTTCTCTTTAACATATCGAGACTTCTCGATGTTAATCACAAAGTGATAACCTTTAATCTCTTTACCTTCTTTGTCTTGACGACGACCAAGGATCCAGATATTATCAGCAGAGTAATAGATACCAGTACCACCAGAGACAACAGCTTTAGGAAACAAACCCATTTCTTGGTAAGTATGGTTAATTGCAAGCATTGGGATATCGCGCATGGTCAAGTATGGGGTAACCATACGGAATAGACCTTTAAGGGCTTTGGCGCGAGACATATCAGCAACTGATTTCTCATCCTTTGCATCTTGAAGTTCTTTCTTAGAAGCAAGGTTACCAATAGAGTCAATAACGATAATAACTTTATCGTTGCGTTCAATGTTATCTAATTGACCAACTAGATCGAATTTTAACTCTTCAACATCACAGATTGGAGTATGAAGAACGCGGTTAGTATCAATACCAAACGATTCGAAATATGACTGAGGCGAACCAAACTCTGAATCATAGAACAACATTACGGCGTCTGGATGTTTATCCAAATACGCTGCAGCCATAAGTAATGCGAATGATGTTTTAAAGTGTTTAGAAGGACCAGCTAAAACTGTCATACCAGATGATAATCCACCATCAACTGATCCAGATAAAGCCACATTGATCATTGGAACGTCTGTTGCGGTTTGATCTTTCTCTTGAAAGAACTTAGAATCTTGAAGAACACAAGTCTCTTTAATTTTAGAGTTCTTCTTAAGTTTGTCCATTATAGACATACATGTAACCTCTTTAATGTTAATATACTAGTTTAGAATGTATATTATATCATAGTTAGAGGCAAAAGTAAACTGTTATTTCACTATATATTGTAAAGAAATGACATATGACATATACAAATAACCTCTTAATACGTATATTATAACATATTAAGAGGTCTTTGTAAACATATTAGTTAATAAAGGTTGCGGTTAAGGTTGATATGGGGTAGAAAGTGACTGAGCAGGTATGAATGGACTATCACCAAACGTGTCTGGAAGATCGGCGAATAGAGGGCGAAACAGTAAACTACCAGGTTGGACTGTTGTTCCACCTGTATAGAACGCTATGCCTGCGTTTTTCGGATAATAATAAGTCTTGCCTCGATACACGGATTCTCCAGGTTCGCCAGTATAGTTTTGTATACCAAGACCAGAGAAATAGGTGTCAAAGTCTAACTGAAGGGCATACACTGATTCTAAATCCTTATATAGTGGATAATAGTATTTGCCACTATCTTTATCATAGTAGTAATAATGTGT